GCGCCCGCTGCTCATCAGTCATGTCTTCGACAAAATATTCAGTGTCGTTGACGGTGATTGGGGTCTTTTTGTCTTTTCCCATCACAAGTCTCCTTTAAGTTAAATTAAGACGCGGTATACCCTTGTCCTGCTGTAATTGCAGCGTTTGCTGCGGTCATGTCTTCACCATCCCAATCGGTCTTAGCGACCATAAGTTCAAGGTGAGCAACATTACGATCAACGCAATCTTGGCGATCCGCGGCTTCGGCATCAGCCATTTGGTTGCCTGCAATTACGTCGTTGATTAAATCTACACTGTGCCCCATGGCCATGTAGTCTTGAGCGCGTTGTTCTGCGCTTCGTGTTTCGATTTCGTCAGTCATGTTCTTTCTCCTTTACTAGACTGCTTGTTGTGCATCAAGAAATGCTTGGTAGTTATCCTTGCACTCTTGGGTAAATTCTAAATCGCAAAGAGCTACAACGTCAGCGGGCTTTGAGCTGTAATCATCCTTGGGCATCACAACATAACGCTCATATTTTCGAGATTGGTCTACTCCATCCTCTCGAAAGATGGTTGCTACGCGTACCTGAATGGAAACAAAGTTCCACTCATCGTTAAGTATCACTTCTTTTTTGTCATTTACGACTACTTTTGTTAAAGCCATTTTTTTCTCCTTTTGTCCGTCTCAAGAGTCCACTTGAGATAATTAGGCGGTTCTGTATGTGACTGTGAACAACAAATCAAATCCTGTATCCATATTCACATTTGCTGTTGAAGTAGGGTTTTGTGTACTTATTTGTCTCAATCTTATTTGAGAAGTTCCGGGCGTTAAATATCCAGTTAGGTATGTGTCGTTACTTATAGTTAAGTTAAACGTTTCCCCAACACTAATAACCGCATAGTTATCACCACCACTTGCGGCGGCAAAAGGCAATCCTGTTAAGTCTATAACTCCAGCTCCAGTATGTGCCGAACTTCTAAAATAGCCATTTATGGTCACTAAATTTCCTACTTTTGTATATGAACCGTGTTGGAAAGTATATGTACCTGTTCCTGTTGTAGTTGAGCCGGCGTACGTAGGCGTCCACGTCCCTTCTTCGTAGTCGTCTAGCAGATTGGCTGAAGACGCCCCGCCGATGTATATCCCAGAGCCAGAAGTATGCATATACATATTTCCAGCGTTGTCCCAAAAAGCGCGAACATTACCGTCACCATCTGCCAAGACGATGTGGTTGCTTGCGGTGCGGATGTCTACGCCGTCTTGGTTGCCGTTAAACTCACCTAAAATGGTGTTTTTACTGCCGGTAGTCATGACCTGACCGGCGTCTTTGCCTACAAACGTATTGTTATCTCCGGTGGCGTCTCGACCAGAATCAAAGCCAATGTAGGTGTTTCGACCATTACCTGTCGTAGTCGAGTGACCTGCGCGATACCCAACAAACGTGTTATTGAGCGAAAGGGTTATTTCCCTACCCGCCTCGAAGCCAATCGCAGTATTGCCTGCACTAGATGACGCATCACGCAAAGCCTCATAACCGACCGCTACGTTTTCATAGCCGGTGGTAAGATTGGTTCCCGCGTCACGACCAATAAATACGTTGCTGTAGCCGGTGGTGTTGCGATCAAGCGAGCCATAACCAACGGCTACGTTGTTAGAGCCTGTGGTTGTGACCAACATACTGTTTTTACCAACCGCAACGTTACCAGTCGCGGTGGTATAGTCACGATGCGAACTTTCACCTAAGCCGGTGTTGTTCGCTCCAGTAGACGAACCACTAATACCGCGCATTGCGTTTCGACCGAATGCGGTCGTGCTATTACCAGTGCTGTACAGAGCTGCATCGTAACCTACGACAGTAAATTCAGAGGTGGTATCTACGGAATACCCTGCGCGGTATCCAATAGCAACGTGGCTAACCCCAGTGGTGTTGTCGCGCAATGCCCCATAACCAATAGCAGTGTTTCCATTAGACGTTGTATTGTTTGTTAATGCTTCTCTTCCTACAGCTACGTTAGACGCACCACTAGTATTGTCGTACAAAGACAAGTAACCAACAGCCGTATTGTTTGCCGCAGTGTTATACGCCAAGGCATAGCCACCAACAGCCGTGTTTGCCCCGTTAGCGGTATTTGTGTAAAGCGCCTCAAAACCAATAGCAACGTTTTGATCTGCTGACGTGTTGTTACGCAACGCCCCCATACCGACAGCAACGTTTCTAATGCCTGTGGTGTTAGCCGCAAAAGTAGCTTGGCTTAAAGACGTATTACCACCAACAGCAACGTTTTCAGTTCCGCTTGTAACAGCAGAGCCTACGTTGTAACCAACCATCGTGTTGTTATTGCCTGTGGCGGCTTGCAAGGCACTATATCCCAGTGCTGTATTATTGCTACCTGTGATATTAGTTTCTAACGACTGCATACCCACAGCGACGTTGTAGCTACCAGTCGTTATGCCTTGACCAGCGTTAGCACCGATTACTGTGTTTCTAGCGGCTGTTGTTTGTGCGCGAAGTGCGTTTCGGCCAACAGCTACGTTGTATGGAGATGTGGTGTTTGAAAGTAATGCATTTGCACCAACAGCGGTGTTATATCCACCAGTGCTTGCCCCGAGTGCACTTGCACCAACAGCGGTACTCTCGTCAGCAGTGGTATTTGCATCAAGAGCTTCATTACCAACTGCGGTGTTTTGAGCGCCCGTGGTATTAGACGAAAACGCTTCCTTACCTATAGCAGTATTTGCACCGCCGGAAGTGTTAGCCACCGCCGCATTGCGTCCTACAGCCGTGTTGCCAGAAGTGGTGTTTGCGTACAACGCGCCTTCACCTACCGCCGTGTTGTTATTTCCTGTTGCGTTAAGGTTAAGGGCGTTATGGCCTATTGACGTGTTTCTAGCGCCAGTAGTGTTTGTGTACAGCGCGTTAGTACCAACAGAGACATTAGCTTCACCGGTGGTGGTTGCGTAACCAGCATATCGCCCTATTCCGATGTTATTTGAACCCGTAGTGTTAGCTGTTAATGCGCCTTGTCCTACAGCAGTAAGCTGGCCGCCAGTAGTATTAGTTGTAAGTGCCTGATAACCAACTGCTGTGTTGTTTGAGGCGGTGGTATTAGCGTCTAAGGCATAATTACCTACCCCAACATTTTGACCGCCAGACGTATTAGCCGCCAGACTATTAGTTCCAAGACCAACATTGTCTGCACCGTCTACGTTTGCAGTTAACGCAGAAGAACCAAAAGCGTTGTTTCTTACTCCTGTCGTCGTAGCAGTTAGAGCGGCATTACCAACTGCTGTGCTGTTATTTGACGTTGTGACGCTGTCAAATGCCGTATTACCCAACGCAACGTTAGACGTACCCGTAGGATAGTTACCATCCAGCTTGATTGTGCCGCTTGAAACATCAAGGTTTCTACCGACAGTTAAATCTTGCGTAATCGTCACATCGTTCGGCAAGCCTACCGTCAGTGTTTGCCCAGACGCAGAGGTTTCAATTTCATTTGCCGTGCCCGCAACCGTAAAGGTTTGCGAGTCTAAATCGACCGCACCGGTGCCGCTGTCACCCGCAAAATCTAAATCTTGAGCAGTAACTTGGCTGTCAACATATGCTTTGATCGACTGCTGCGTAGCCAAAGCGGAGGCATCGTCAGATGCCATATTGTCTTCGTCCAGAATCTTGTCAACAGACACGCTACCAAGGCGAAGGCTATCAAAATACGCATTATTGAAGACGTTTGCGGCTACAGCACCCGTGCCGCCACCGTTAAAGTAAACTACAGCCGTAGTACCCGCGGGGATTTCGTAATCGTTAGAAGCGTTATACGTGCCCTGAAACACAATAATGCTGCGAGAGCCAGACAAAGCGTTGCGAATATAGACAATCTTTTCAGCATCATTAGGCGTTAGCTGTACATATGCGGTAGCGCCAAGATCGGCACCATCGTTAAAAATAACCATTCGGTTGCGACCGTCCGAAACGGCACCATCCGAAATAGGTAAGGTATTAGGTGAGCCGGAAGTACCTGCGCTGGCAAGTGTAACCGTGACTTGTCCGTCCAGAGCCGTATCCAACAGGCTCATGTTCGTGTTTGTAGTATCGCCCCACGTACCGGACTGTTCGCCGGTTGCGATGAGTTCAATACCGTTGTTCAGCGTATATGTACTTGGCATCTTTTAAACCCTATGCTGCAATCCGAGTCCATGATGGGGACTGAGAAGGAGTTTCTTCAGAATACCCCGGAGACTGAACTGGCGTCTCCTCACTATAACTCGGATTTTGATTTGGAACAATCCTGCCGTACACTAATACTTGTCCAACAGAACCAGTTGCTTCGAGACCCACTACAGGTACATCAGCGCCAGCATTAACTGTCACGCTGCCGACCTCACCTGTACCAGATACCCCGGTAACGTTTACACTTGCTCGGATTTCGACGACTACACCTACCGCAGAAGTGGCTTCAAGACCTGTGACAGGAGTGTTGGCATCAGCAGAAACTGTGGCAGAGCCTACAGCGCCGGTTGCGGCAAGACCTGTGACGCTTACGTCAGCGTTGGCCTGCACGGTGACAGAACCAACGTTCCCAGTAGCTTCAAGACCTGTGACAGGGACAATAGCATCCCCAGAAATTGTGGCAGTTCCCACCTGACCGGTCGCTTCAAGACCCGTCGGGGAAACATTTGCAGTACCTGTGACGGTAACTGAACCTACGTTACCTGTAGCAGATAAACCTGTTACAGAAACGTCGGCGTTGGCCTGTACAGTGACAGAGCCTACATTAGCTGTCGCTTCCAACCCAGTGACAGGGGTATTCGCATCGGCCACCACAGTGACCGATCCAACCTGACCTGCCGCACCGGAGTTGGTAATGGAACCTTCGCCCCAACCGAGCTGGCCCCACGTCCCCCGACCCCAGCCGGTTAATGGGACGACGACATCTGTCATTACGCGATCCGAATAATCGCGTTACTTGCGTCTGCGGCTGGGAAAATGATCGTAAAGTCACCTGCCGTAGAGGTTTTATCTGATCCAAAATCCAAAACCACAACCGCACGGTTGCCGTTCGTAGAATTGTAGATCAAGGCACCACGCGCAGTGATCGTCGCCGTCGAAAACGTGAAGTCTGCAAAATCGCAGAAAGCCGTCGTTCCCGACGTAGTAGGATCAATGTTGGTTAGCGTTCCGCCGCCTGCGGTGTAACCCGTGCCACTGATTTCACCAGTAGTCGTGTAGACCGTAGTGGACGCATTAAGCGTCGCAGTATTGTCGTACAGCGCAATTTTGTAATCATTAGCGCCTACATTAAAGTCATGTAAGCCTTCCAAAACCTCTTGCTTGAAAGACGTACACATGTAGTTTCCTGTAAAAGCCATGTATCTTCTCCTTCTCTATCCGAAACTTACTGTTTCGGCCTAATTACCATGCCAGTGCGGTATTCGTCTGTAACTTCTTTGGCTTCGCCAAACATCTTCAGACCCTGTATCGCTTCCATAAACCGTTTTTCATACTGAGCCATTATATCTTGCTCACCCTTCATATAAATGTACGCTTCTATCAAGCTACCGTACAACATACAAAGTTCTGCGTTTTCACTCAGCCAAGTCGTTCCCGACCCCGATCCAGCCGTCAAACTGGCCGGTCTATAGAAGTAATGCAGCTCTACCGCGTAATTTGAGTCGGGAGTAGGCCCCAAAACAAAGTTATCCACGTCAAAAGTGGCGTAGTAACGAGGATTTCCAGTGGTTGTGGCATCCGGATTGAACGATTGGACAAAATCTACGTCTTTAAAGTCCAAAAACACGTGATTTCCGCTGCCATCTACGAAAGAAAGCGAAAACGGAGCCAAAAAGTCGCTCGGAGCGGCCAAATACTTGTTAGAAGCCGTCATGTTACCGCTGACATTCTTGCGGAACAGGCTTAATTGAACGTTTTTGAGGATGCGCTCCTCAGCCTGACGGATAAAAACCGGCAGATTGTTGACAAACGACGTCTCGTCGTTCTCCGTATAGTCCTGAATAGCCTGTTTTAGCTGATCGTATGTAAAACTCATGACGTACTCACCGTAACTGTGCCAACCTGACCAAAGCAAGGCACCGGTCGCAGGTTAGGGGCTTCAACGAGAGGCACACCGACAAATACATCTAGTGGCTCAACACGATCAGGACGCGCATTTTGCAGCGCTTCGGGGTCAACAACCTTGCGGAACGGCCCCAACTGCGGATGTTTCGGCTCGTACTCATCCGGACCCACAAGCAAACCGTTCCACTCGCGTTTCATTACCTTG